GAAGAGATCACCGAGTCAGACCGCTTTGGTTGCTGCCATGTTTAAGCGGGTGATTGGTATTCCTAATAATCGTGGTTCCGTGGATCTTGATAAGTTTCCTGTTTTGACAGTGGAGAGAGTGATAAGTGCCTGTTTCCGAGATGATTGGCAAGATGTGGTTAATAGACATCTTGATAGCGGGATGTGGGAACCCAATTCTGATGATATTGATGTGTTCTTGAGCAACATTGATGAGAAGAAGGCAAAAGCTATGCTTGATGAAGTTTTTTCAGAAGGTGAAGTTAGGCTAGACAGTTGGTTGTTGATGGCCAAAGGAAAGATCAAGACGTCACGGGGTTCTGACGGTCTTTCGAAGGTTGATCATAGCCAGACTATCATGTATTTGGAGAATAAGTCGACTAATGGAATGTATTCTTCGATTATGAGACGTTTCAAGAAGTGTGTTGACGAGTGTTTGCGGCCAGAGATATCATTGAATGCACAAGAGAGTGAAGAGGAACATGAGGTTTGGTATAATTCCATGAATGCTGTGCGAGAGTCTTTGCCGGCCACTTATTCATATTCTTCTGACATACATTGTTATGATAGGTCGCAAGAACATGTTGCTTTGAAGGCTGAGTCGCAGTTTTATAGGGTGATGGGTTTGTCACCAGAGCGTTTGTTGATTTGGGAACAAGAGCATGGGCCCAAGAGGGCTGCTGCTATGATGCATGGTGTTATGATGACGCTTGCGTGGTGCGGAATTTCTGGTGATTGGAAGACATTGTTCAGGAATGGTCTTGTTGAACTTATGGCTGTCGTCACTGCTTGCGATTTGAAGAGGAAGGACATAGTTATGCTCGATATAAAGGGCGATGATATGGACGGGGAGTTTTCCAGGCCGATTGATGTTCAACTTGCAATTGATCGCACAAGTCTTACTTGGAATTTGAGTGCCAAGTTTCTGACTAACACTGTTAGGTATATGTGCAAACGGTTGAGGGTCAAGGTGGACGGGTATTGGTATTTTCTTCCTGATCCGTGGGCAGTTATGCAGTCTGTTGCTACGCCTGTGCAGATGGGGAATGATGCTGATAGCTTGTCAGAGCGTTGGATATCTTTGGGTTCAGATATTCGACATATGGAAAATGGTTACTTTGTTGAGTTGGCAGCAGAGGCCGCGCGGGAGTATTATGGTTTACCTATAGCTCCTTATGGGTTTTCTAGGACTGTTTCTAGGTTTGTCACAGACAAGGTAGCTTATTATAATTTTTTCCATCCGCCTGAAATTGTTCGTTAGGTTGGTGAGTTTGATTGGCGTTTATTTGTGAGAGAAAAAAAAAAAAGATACTATATCTAAAATATTATGTCTGGGGTTGGCTCCAGGATGAGGATTAAAGATCGGACG